CGCATTCGGCAGATGTTGAAGTCTGTTACGACTTCCACGACTGGTGGCGATGACACGGTGCAGCTACCGTCTGACTTCCTGCAAATCCGCGATTTGTATACGGATGGTGAGCCGGTCTACCCGCTCAACTACATGACGCCGAGCCTGTTTACTCGCAACTCTCGCAGTTACGAGTCTGGCAGGCCAGTGGACTACACGATTCTTGCGGATGAGTTCAAGTTCGCTCCGACGCCTGATACCGCATACACCTTGGTGATGCTGTACTACTCCGCTCCTGCGTTCCTGTCCGATACGAACACCACGAACGTCTGGACGGTTAATGCGATGGACTGCCTCCTGTATGCAAGCCTGGGAGAAGCAGAGCCGTATCTTATGAACGACGCTCGATTGCAAGTCTGGGGTGCGCTGTACAACCGGGGTATTGCTGCGCTATCGGAGTCGGACGACAAAGCAGAGTTTTCTGCTAGCCCATTGGTTATGCGGGTTGCTGCGAGGTAATCATGGCATTTGTTGTCAAAGATCGCGTCAAGGAAACGACCAGCACACAAGGGACCGGAACGCTTACCCTATCTGGAGCCGTTCAAGGCTATCAAGCGTTCTCATCTATCGGCAACGGGAATACGACCTATTACTGTATTCAAGACACCAGTAATTGGGAAGTTGGTATTGGTACGGTCGGCTCTGGCACGTTGACACGCGACACGGTTCTTGCAAGCAGCAACAATGGGAGCCTTGTTGGGTTTGGGGCTGGAGTTAAAGACGTTTTTTGTACTCAACCAGCAGCAGGGGCTGCGTCTGCTGTCACTATCCAAGAATTCACGTCAAACGGAAGTTGGACCAAGCCAGTAAATGCAAAGATGGTTCACATTATTGCGTTTGGTGGTGGTGGTGGCGGCGGGTCTGGTAGAAAACGATCTGTATCTGGTTTAGCCGCTGGAGCTTCTGGTGGTGGCGGCGGTGGTGCGGGAGGCCGCACAGAGGTATGGATTGCCGCAGGGGTGCTTGGCACTACAGAAACCGTCACCGTTGGGTCTGGTGGTGGTGGTGGTGCCGCGCAATCTACTAACGACACATCTGGCAATATCGGAGTTGCTGGCGGTGCGTCATCGTTCGGTACATGGGTAGTCGCAAAAGGTGGCCAGCCTGGGGGTGGTGGCGCTGGAAGTTCTGGCTCTAGCGGTCTGAGTGGCGGTGGCGCTGCGGAAAATGTTGAGACTAACGTTAACTATCTTGGTAGCGGTGGCCTTGGTAGTTCCGGCACTGGTATAGCTGGCAATCGTGGTGGTTATCGTCCTGCTGGTGGTGGCGGTGGCGGTGGGTTTACAGGGAACTCTACAACAGCGAATGCTGGTGGTGAGGGTGGATTAGGTGGGGCTTTTGCCTCATCGTCAACGTCCGGTACTGGTGGCGGAGGGGCTGCGGGATCAGCGAATGGAAATGGTGGTGCTGGTACTGCATCTCCTAATAATTCACTAGGCGGGTCAGGTGGCGGTGGTGGTGGCTCCAGTTCATCGACTGCTGGGGTTGGCGCAGTTGGTGGTTTTCCCGGTGGTGGCGGTGGCGGTGGTGGTGCTGGGTATACCGTAGACTCAGGTGCTGGCGGTGCTGGCGGTGGTGGTTACGTCAGAATTACGACGTTCTTTTAATGTTTGGCATTTCATCATTCTCTGAAACCGCGTTCAGTAGTCTTGTCGACACACGAGACGCTGGTTGGCAGGAGATTAGGAATAACGCTAATGGTTGGGTTGAAATCGTTATCGTTCAGTCTCCGGTGTACTCGTTGAGTCTGAACTTTGTGACTGGTTCGTATGAGGTTGTTGACACTCTTTTCGAGTATGATTCATTATGGAAGTCAGCATCGTCTGGCGCTAACACTTGGGTTGTGAGGTAAACATGCCTGCTCCGTACTCTATGACTCCTGACAGTTGCGCTCAGAATGCGTTTGCTGTCACTCCGTCTGACTCTGTAGACCTGCCTGCTGCTGCTCGTGCGCTGTATGTCGGTGGGTCTGGAAACGTCAAGATCAACGACACCGGCAACGGTGCTGTTACGTTTGTCGCAGTGGCTGCTGGCTCGATTCTTCCTGTCATGGCTCGCAGGGTCTACGCGACGGGGACGACTGCTACCAACATTGTTGCGCTGATCTGAAATGCTGATCGGTCTGAACCTAAAGCTACCGCGCCCGAATGTCGTTGCGGGGGTAGGTGGTGGTGCTGGTGGTGGTTCGCTGCTTGCGGCTGGGCCTAGTTTGTACCTGGACTTTATTGCTGGTCAGACTGGATCGTATGGCGACTCAGCCGATCAGACGTTGGACTTGAACTTTTTAGAGCCGCAGTTTGAAATTGCAGCGACCAATGCGCCTACATACGGGCCGGGTCAGTATTTGGTGCAGAGGTAATCATGGCACTCATTCAGAAAGCATTCTCCGATATCATCACGTTCAGCCGGTCGAGCAACGCCACCAGGATCGGGCCGACGGGGCTGGTGGAGTATGCGCCGCATAATCTGCTTCAGCGCAGCCAAGAATTTGACAATGCGTACTGGACGAAACAGTCGGTGACTATTCAACCAAATCAGGCTACTGCGCCTGACGGGACCGTCACGGCCGATTTACTAATTGTTGACGCTGTTACAGCAACCCATCAAATTTCCGCCCTTGGTGTTGTCTCATCTTCTACGTGCGCCGTATCTATTTACGCCAAGGCGTCGGGAGTCAATACATTTACTATTTTGGATGGGGCGACCGCGTCTAACGGCGCAACTTTTAACCTTAGCACAGGCGTAGTTACTAATGTAGGAACCGGCATTGGTTCGATGACTCCAGTAGGGAATGGGTGGTACCGATGTGTTTCGGTTGCCACCACAACGGGTTTTCGTTTGTATTGCCCAAGTTCTTCTGCAACCGCGACCGGCGACGGCGTCTCCGGCATCTACATCTGGGGCGCACAACTCGCTGTCGGCCCCTACCCTCTCGACTACACGCCAACCACCAGCGCCGCAGTCTACGGCCCGCGGTTTGACTACGACCCGGTGACGCTGGCGGCTAGGGGGTTGCTCATTGAGGAGCAGAGGACGAATCGCACCTTGCAGTCGGAAAACTTCACCGTGTCGCCTTGGTCTGCCAATGCGGGGGAAACCTCGACACGCGTTAATGACGACACGGCGCTCGGATTTATGCGCGGGCTAATAACTGCCACTTCGGCGGGCGGTGGTATCCGACAGGTACATTCTGGACTTTCCTCTGGTCAAGTCTACGCACTGTCGTTTTATATTCAATCCACTTCGACTTCGGTGGAGATAGTCTTTGAAAACGGTGCTTCTGGTTTCGGCGCCGGTCACAACGTGACAATAAATCCATCTAACGGCACGGCAGGTGCTTTGACCGGCTTTACCAGTGTTTCGATCCAATCATTTGGGCCGGGTTATATATACACTCTCATCTCTGCGGCTGCTGGGGGGACGCTGGCTGCAAACATCGAGTGGCGCATCACTAATAACGGTGACAGCATCCGTCTAGGTCGTCCGCAGTTTGAAGCCGGAGCCTTCGCCACCAGCTACATCCCCACTGTCGCCGCCTCCGTCACCCGCAGCGCGGATGTTGCGAGTGTGAATACGTTGTCGCCGTGGTTTAACGCGACTGAGGGGACGCTGTACGGCGAATTTTCTACGCCTGCACAGCAGAACACGGTGGGCAACAACATGAACATTGTGTCGCTTTCTGATGGAACTATTGACAATAGGATTCGATTTACGACTGGGGGCGGGGCTAATTTTGAAGTCGCTGTTTCTGGAGTTGCTCAAGCGTCTATCGGATCGGCTTATGTTGCTAACACAACGCTGAAATTTGCTGGCGCGTATAAAGCAAACGATTTTGCTTTCTCAAGTGGCGGCGGTGTGCCAAGCACCGATACATCAGGATCAATTCCAACTGTGTCACAAATGCAGTTAGGTGATTTTCTAACTAACAGAAACATGAGTGGCCACCTTCGCCGCGTCGCCTATTATCCTGTTATACTAACGGCTGCACAACTTCAGGCGTTGACAGCATGACCACAGTAGAACAGCGGCGCGAGTACCAGCGTAGATATCGAGAGCGCCATGCGGAAAAGAGGCGCGAAGATAACAGGTTGCGTCTTGCTGCTTATCGGGCAAAGCACGCTCACCTAAGCATTCTAGAAGCGGTTTCTAACGTAGACGCTTTTTGGTCGCGTGTAGATGTTCGACAAGATCACGAATGTTGGAATTGGACTGGTGCAAAGTCTGATAGAGGATATGGGCTGTACGCTCCGCTGCCGGGGGTGTTGCTTAGAACTCATCGAGTAGCCTATGCGCTACACAATGGCAGCGTTGATGACGATCTGTTTGTTTGCCACACTTGCAACAATCCGCCTTGCTGCAATCCTAAACATTTGTTTCTTGGTACGCCAAAAGACAACAATCACGACATGATCCAGAAAGGTCGGAATGTTGTGATGTACGGCGAGAGCAATCACTACGCCAAACTAATCGCAGATCAGGTTCGTTCAATCTATCAAGATCCACGCATGAATCGCGAGATTGCAGAGGAATACAAAGTATCAAGTTCATTGATTTCAATGATTCGTCGGCGGAAAATCTGGGCAAAAGAAACATCTAACCTGCCAGACAGCCCGCTCCGGCGCTCCGGCCCAAAACCTGCAAAAGCCGCGTGAGGACACAATGCTTGACGATCTCCCCCTGACCCCTGCCGTGCCGCTCTGGACGGATCTCTATCTCAAGTTCTCATCCGAACAGGCTGCATACGAGCAACTGCTCGCGGCGGGTCTGCTCATCGAGACGCAGGCGCTGCTGGCCGAGGATGAGACTGTCATCGTCCCAGCTGGCTACGCTGCCGCTCCTGGCGCGTCTGTCGATTACATCGGCGTGATCTACAAGCCCACGGGGAACACGATCACCACCGACATGGGAGAGCAGCCGGAGATGGAGCCGCTGCCGGGTTGGCACGTCAACGTGCGCCTGAGTGCCGATAGGACGTGTCCAGAGGCTCTACAAGGCTCGATCGTATCGCCAGCGACTCCGAGCAGGGTCTGGGCGTGAGAGTAACTTTCGGACAGTGGACACCGGACAGACCCGGTATTGCTGACTCGCTGACGGAGGCAGAGAACTGTCTCCCGCTGGGTGTTGGCTACGGTCCAATGCCCAGCGCTGCCGACTTTTCCAACTCTGCAAGCGAAAACCTGCTGACTTGTTCTGTAGCCCGGTGGAACACCGACACCCTATTGATTGCTGCTGGCGCTAACAAGCTATTCCGCTACTGGCCCAGCAAAGTAGCAACAATTACCGGAGCTACGAAGGCTAACCCTTGCGTAATTACTGCTACGGGTCATGGATTCCGTACAGGGATCACAGTATCGATTGCCGCTGTCGGTGGGATGACGCAGCTAAACGGCAACTCTTACGTTATAACGGTGATCGATGCTAACTCGTTCAGTCTGAACGGGGTAAACTCAACAGCGTTCGGTACTTATACCTCTGGCGGCACAGCGACAACGCTGAAGTACCTCCAAGACGTATCTCGCACTGCGTCTGCCTATACTATTACAACACAGTGGACATTTACGCAGTTCGGTCAGACGCTGATCGCTGCTAACGGTCTAGACAAACTCCAGGCATGGACGGTTGGATCGTCTGCTAACTTTGCCGATCTGAACGCATCTGCGCCTACTGCTCAGTTCGTGACGACTGTTCGTGACTTCGTAGTCACAGGCAAGCAGGCAAGCTATCCCAATCGAGTGCAATGGTCTGACATTAACGACGCTACAGACTGGACCTCTGGTTCTGGTAGTCAGGCTGATTCGCAAGATATTCCTGACGGTGGTGAAGTTAGAGGGTTGACTGGCGGAGAGTTTGGGCTTGTGCTCATGGAGCGCTCTATTGTGCGGATGACGTACATCGGCGCTCCCCTTTATTTCCAGTTCGACACGCTCACCCGATCTCTTGGCTGCTACGAGTCTCGTTCTGTCGTGCAGTACGGGTCGATGACGTTCTTCCTTTCAGACGATGGATTCTTCGTCTGCGATGGTCAGACGGTCAAGCCAATCGGCGCTGAGAGGGTAGACCGTTGGTTCTACTCTGTACTCGACCCTGGCAAGCTAACCGAGATGTCTGCTGCTGTTGACCCGATCAACAAGACGGTGACATGGTGCTTTACCGACATCTTCCAGATGAAGCAACTGCTGGTCTACAACTGGCAGGTAGACAAGTGGACGCATGGCGAGACAACTGCTGACTATGTAAGCACTGTCGCTACAAGCAGCACTGACCTGGAGAGTCTAGCCGCGCTGTATCCGAATATCGATACGGTCCCTGCAAGTCTGGACTCTCGGATTTGGTCTGGTGGCAAACTGATTCAGGGTGGCGTCGATGGGGATAAGATCATTTCGTTCGGCGGTGACGACCTTACTGCTACGCTTCAGACTGGCGATATTGAGGCGCAGGGTCTCGAATCTATCATCACGCTTGCGAGGCCATTGATTGACAACGGGTCAGCTACTGTTGCGGTAGCGTCTCGAAAGAGGTTGGACGGGAACATCAGCTATGCGAGTCCTGTTGCTGCTGATTCTGATAATCGCGTGTCTCTACGTTCTCGCGGTAAGTTTCATCGTCTATCTGTTGTACCAACTGGCAACTGGGTCAGCGCTGTAGGTGTTGACGTTGATCTGATTCAGACCGGGGGACGATGATGTTTCTGCGTCTGCCCCAGGCCGGTGGACAGCCGAGGCAAGTCGCCGAAGTAGTCAACCGCATCCTTGATGGCAAGATCAACTCTGTCAGCACTATTACGCTGGCGACTGGTAACGCCACTACTACAACGCTGTTCGACGCTAGGATCAGCGAAGATTCGTTGATTCTGTTCGTCCCGTACAGTGCTGCTGCGATAGCCGATGCAGTGCCATACGGAGCGTTTCAGGACACTACAGACCAGACCGCTGCAAGCACAACCGCAGCGTATGCGGTGACGTTTAACACGACGGACTATGCTGTTGGTGTTGCGATTGTCAGCAACTCGCAGATTACCGTTCGGTCTGCTGGAATCTACAA